GGTCTATTAAATTGAAAAAAATAATTGACGCATTATTGAGACCTCAACAAATTTCACCAAAAATAATGATATTTCCAAAAATAACACCCGAATGTGAGGAAGGCGATTGGGAGTCGGGGGAAATACCGTGGGATTTTGTGGAAAATGGGAATGTCTCGGTTGCCTTGGATCCCCATAGTATTGCCATGTTGTTATTATAAAATATTTTTGTTGTCGGGTAAATATGATATTGTTATTGTGAAAGGGTATAAATATATGTCAATATAGTATTATATATATTTATAATTATAATTTAGAATGAAAGTCACCATTGAAGAAAAGCACAAGAAAGAATTATTCGTATCATTATTTCAACTTCTTAAAAACAGCACCAATGCGTTAAAAATAGCATTTAAAGAAGACCATATCTACATCCAAGGTATGGATAAATCACATATTTGTTTGTTTGATATCAAAATCACAAGTGGATGGTTTTCCAGTTATGAAAAAAACGATGGAGATTCGGAATGTATATGTATAGACACCAATATATTTTTTACGGTCATGTCAATGTGTTCTGAAAATCATGTGTTGGTTTTGGAATATGAAAATGATCCAGAACATATTCAAATACAGTGGATTCATGATAAGAATAAAAAGGGTGAGTTTGATAAGATTTTTAACATCACCTTGTTGGATATTGAAAGTGATTATTTTGAAATACCAGACGTGGATTATCAGGCTGAATTTAGTATCAGTTCCAAGAAAATAAATGAAATCATGAGTCAGCTGACAAGTTTTGGCGATATTATGAATATTAAATGTAATGAGGAAAATGTGACACTCATATCAAGCGGATTAAATGGAGAAATGAAAGTTCTTATTTCGGTTGATGATTTGACAGAATATTCGATTGCCGAAGATGATGAATCATTGAATTTATTTTTTGGATTGACTTATTTACAAAAAATGTGTATTCATACAAAATTGTCAAACGAAATTGGGTTTTCTTTTGGAAATAATTTCCCAATGAAAATCAAATATGATTTAGGTGAGAATAGTCATTGTGTTTTTTATTTAGCGCCAAAAAGCGACGATTAGATTTTTTAATCATAAACAATAAGTAAAAAAATCAATATATAAATATTTTTTTTTATTAGTATAAATGAAAATACTTTTTGCCTTTTTTATATTTTGTATTGTTTTATTCGTATATTTACATGTTCAGTTTCATTTAAAAACCAGTAATGATTTAGAAGTATATGAAATAGACGATCCTTCAAAAGATAAATTAGAAGAAATATGTGATATTCGACAACCAGTGATATTTGATTTTGAAGAAAGTCAGAAAATCATAGAAACAACCAATAAAGATTTTTTGTTGAATCATTATCATGCTTTTGAAATGAAGGTCCGTAATATAAACGATGCCGATTACAATAGTGAAATATATATGCCTTTAGCATTACATTCTGTCTCCAAATTATTGAATGAAGACAAAACATCGAGTTATTTTTCTGAAAACAACAGTGAATTTTTACAAGAAACCGGTGTAGTAAAAAATTTACAGTACAATGATCAATTTTTGCGACCACCTATGTTATCAAATTATAATTATGATATCATGATGGCGTCTGAAAACACTACGACTCCATTTCGATATGAAATCAACTATCGAAATTTTTTCCTGGTAACACAAGGTAGTGTTCATATTAAATTGGCGCCTCCGTCGAGCTCAAAATATTTATATCCGGTATATGATTATACGAATTTTGAATTCAGGACACCCGTGAATCCTTGGAAAGTCCAGGCGAAATATATGGCGGATTTTGACAAGATGAAATGTTTAGATGTATTTATTGAAAAGGGAAAAGTGATTCATATACCAGCATACTGGTGGTATTCTATTAAATTTACTAAAGATACGACTGTTTCTTGTTTTCATTACAGGACGTATATGAATAATTTAGCAATTAGTCCATATATTATTATGCACGGATTACAAAATCAAAACACTAAGGTTGAAACCATTAAGAAGGTCGATATAAATAAACTTGCGCATACAACAGAATCTACCGTCGCGGAAAAAGAAACAACAACTGAAAACTCATGTGAAACACCATCAGAAAATAAAATTGATTTATAAAATCATGTATAATATCATTTATAAAAGTATTATAATCTTATATCAAAATATAAATGACATTATATAAAATCCAAATCAAAGATCGTCAATATTTGGAATGGTCCGTCCATACGAAAACCGGGGGTAATTTATGTACCGATACAACCGGAACGGTATCTCCAGTGGAAAACAAAATGTTTCATGACGATGTCTTTATTTTGAATAAAAACGTGGTCGAAATTGTCGAATCTCCTGTAAAAAAAATGGTCATTCCGGGAGTGCTGGTGTTGAAATATAACAAAACCTATGGACGTCATACGAATGGGAAATTGTTGTATAAATGTATTCCGGATGACCCCAAAATACCATCATTCTTGGTTCCCTATGAAATGAAAAATATGGGATTTTCCAAAGTATTTATGAACATTTACGTGACATTTTGTTTCAGTGAATGGACGCAAAAACATCCACTAGGGGTGATTCATCAAGTGATTGGACCCATTGACGAGTTGGCGAATTTTTATGAATACCAATTATATTGTAAAAATGTCAATACTAGCTTACAAAAATTAACAAAGACAACAATGAATTCTTTGAATATAATTGGTGACGGTGATGTAGAAATTTATGAAATCATCGACCAAAAATACCCTAGTATCGAAGATCGCACAGCGTGGCGTGTGTTTTCCATTGACCCGGATGGCAGTGTTGATTTTGATGATGCTTTTAGCGTGCGCCAGGTGGGCGATGATATTACAATGGTAAGTATTTATATTTCGAATGTAACCATTTGGTTGGACGTGTTGAAATTATGGGAACATTTGACGAATCGGGTTTCAACGATTTATTTACCTGATAAAAAAAGAACCATGTTACCAACCATATTATCAGATAAATTATGTAGTTTGTTATCAAAATATACGCGTTATGCTTTCACTATGGATATATATATATCAAATACGACCTTTGAAATTCGAGAAATCAAATATTTGAACACCAAAGTGCGTTTGTATAAAAATTATGTCTATGAGGCAGATGGATTATTAAAAGACGAAAATTACAAAATGTTGTATGGTGTGGTAAAGGACGGTTTGTCAAAGATCAAAAAGTATGCCTATATGGAAAATATTGGCGACAGCCATGATTTAGTACAATATTTGATGATATTTATGAATTACCATTGTGCCAAGGAATTACTTGATAAAAAAAATGGAATATTTAGGGCAGTAAGTAAAAAAACTAGCGATGATGAAAAGTTACCTCCTCTACCATCAGGTGTATTGAATGTTATCACAATGATAAAAAGTTATTCAGGAAAATATGTGGATATCAAAAAATCAGGAGATTCTGCTGATATGATAGCACATGAAATGATGAATATGGATGCCTATGTTCATATAACTTCGCCAATTAGAAGACTAGTCGATTTACTGAATATGATACAAATACAGCAAAATATGGGATTATTAGAATTGTCGCCAGTGGCATATACATTTTATGAAAAATGGTGTTTAAAAATAGAAAATATTAATAAAGACACGAAATCTATCAAAAAAATTCACGCGGATTGTAATTTGCTTTATGTGTGTGACACAAAACCGGAATTAATGGATCAAATACATAAAGGATACGCGTTTTCTAAAAAAGAACTTACTTATGAAAACGTTGAAAATAAATATGAATATTTAGTATATTTAAAAGATATGAATATTACCAGTAGAATTTTTAGCAATGAAGAAAATTTATTATACAGACCAATGAATTATAAGCTGTATTTATTCAACGATGAAGAAAAATTCAAAAAAAAGATTCGATTACAACTTATTATCTAAAATCTAGTGTAAATACGTTGTAAATGATATAAAAGAATCTTTTTTACTATTATTATATGGTGGTGTTAGTATATAAATTCACAGATTACAATGCTGAACATACACATAAAAACGGATTTGGCGATATGGTCAGAGGATTGATTTCAGTTAAACAAATCCAACAAATGCTAGGTTTTAAATTATTGGTGGATATGAAGGGTTATTTTGCTGGTAAATTTTTCAAAGATCACTGTCCAATTATGTATGAACATTATACTATTTTTAAATTATATGGCAATGATCAAAATAATTTACTTCATATCAGAGATATTATTCAAAATGAGTTTGATAAAGGTCATAATATAATAGCATTTAATACGAATCATTATCCTGTATTACACTTATTTGACGACGAAGAAAAAAAACAAGATATGATTCATTTCATGAGGGAAGTATTCACCTTTACTCCAGAATTTGAAAGATATTTCAATGAACGCTGTGAAAAACTGGGTAACGATTATCATTTATTCCATTATCGTTTAGGAGACAAGGTTTTAAATGAAGGTCAATGTGTAAGAAATCTTTCTTTTTGTGTAAGCCATTTATTAAATTATAAAAAAGAAAATTCCGTCTTAATATCTGATTCACTTGAATTCAAAGAAACTATTGCCAGTATTAAAAGTGATATCAAGGTTTTCTTGAACAAACCGGTACATTCTAATTCATTTATGGTTGATAATAGTCAAAAAACAGACGAAAATTTTTTAGATATTATGATTGATTTTTTTCTGATAAAAAATGCCAAATCTATTACCACATTTTCTGTATATGACTGGACATCTAATTTTGTTTTTTGGACAAGTATGATATATGATGTGCCATTAACGACATTGCCAAATTCATATTATATTATAAATATTTAACTCAAAATATAAAAAACAAAAAAAATTGAATTACTTTATATTTTATTTTATTCAATTAAATATAATACCAAAACAACTTAAAGAAACCCTGCCACAAAATGGCAGAAACCGAAATCGTAGAATTTGAAATTAACCGTTCACCATCAATGGTGGATTTATTTATGCGTGACGAGACTGCGCATATAAATGTTACCCAAAGATCATGTGGGTTTTGTGGCGAAGAAGGACATATTGCTGGGAATTGCCAACACGGGCATATTGATTTATTACAGCGTTGTGCCATGTTTATTTATTTATTTAATATTCGTTACTTGAAAAGTGTCAATTATAATATGGACTATCATAAAATAAATCCGAATGACCCGGAAAATCATGATGAAATGATTCATTGTCGTTGGTTGAATCATCTAACCATTCCTGAAAAAAAAATATTATGTCGTGTAAATGGAATTGATATATCCCAAGTAGAAATTATCATGTTTCCTGGTCAAGACCTATTCAGATTGTTACATGAATTTTATGTTGATTACGCAATGGAGCAATTGGTAAATAATCAATTATCCCATCCACGATTGATACAAGATATATATTACACTCATGTTGAACAAATGACATCCGCAACTTTCAGGGAACGTTATGGTAGTATAGTATTAAATACTGTGATTGAAAATAGTGGTCGTCATTTATTGAATTTTGAAAGAATACGTATTATGATATCAAATCAAATTGCCTACTATGTCGATGAACATGTTGATTTGGATAGATATTTTGATAATATTGTATTTAATCCGCAATTATATCCATTTTCATTAAATGAAATTATGGGTGAAAATCATTCACTGCGTACTCCAGCAAAAATGGTTATCGTAGAGACAATCGACGAAAATGAAACACAAGAATGTCCCATTTGTTTCGTTGAATTACACCAAGATACAAATTGTGTCACTACGAATTGTAAGCATCACTGTTGTTGTGATTGTATGGTTCAAATCGTAAATAATACCAAACAAAATAAAGATCTGGTTTGTTTTATGTGTCGTACTGTTATTCATGAACTGTCCGTTCCAAATAGTGAAATCAAAGAGACGATTAACAAAGAAACAAATCATGCGTTTAACTAAAAACACAAAAAAAGAAAAACAAAAACCTAAAACTTGGGGGTTTTTGTTTTTTTCTATCTATTATATAAGAGTTTTCATTATGAAAAAATACAGTGTGAAACTGAAGAAAAACAAACGAAGAACAAAAATGAATAAATCTACAAAAGGAAAAAAACGCACTTATCGAAAACATAATGATAAAGCAAGGGGGATTACCTCGTCAAAACCAAAAAACAAGAACCCTTTTGAAAAATTGTATGATTTAGAAAATCAACAAAACATCATGACCATTTTAGAAAAAATGGTGGCTATAAAAGAAATCGACCCAGAAAATACCGTTATAACTATAAGCATTGAAATCATTCGTAAAAAACCATCTGATATGTCACCCAAAGAATTAAAATCGGTTTTACATTTTTTGAATGTAGATACAAGAAATGCTTTAGAAAAAAGCGACTTTGTTACATTATTGGAAAACGAATTCAAAAAAACGAGCAATTCTAAAATAGACAAGACGTTTTTAGATACAATACAAAAGAAACGACAATTATTAATGAAACAGTTAAAAGAACAAGAGGAAAGACAACGCGTTGAAAATTTGAAAAAACAAAAAATAAATGAAAAACTCGCGGAAGAACAACGACGAAAAGACGAAGAACATCGAAGAATAAGGGAGGAACAAAAAAGAATAAAACGCGAACAGGAAGCACAGCAAAAACGCGATGAATTTGACAAAAAAATAAGAGAATTTGAAGAATTTGACCGGTATAATAAAGAAATGGAATGGTCGCGACAACAAATGGAAAACCCATACTATCGCACAAGTTATAGAAACCAATATCCGTCATCCCATTCTTATGTTCCACCATATCCACCATCATCATATTACTATCAACAACAACAGGCACAGAGAGAATTGAATGAAATACCAATTGAATTAAGATATGGTAGTAAATATACTGATAATTCATCAAAGAATTATTTGGGAGGAAAAGAATAGCGCATGAATCATAAATTACATTTATCATGAGAAAAATGTAATTTCAATTTTTATCTACCAGGATTTCCTTGGCAACTGTACGGATAATTTTGTTATAATTTTTTAAGGCTTTATCCTTATCGGTTTCTCCCAAGCTCTGGTCTATCAGCTTCGTATACAGGTCACTCTTTTTATGATTCGGATCTTTGTATTCCGGGTTGGCTTTCGCCCAAAGAGACATTTGCTTGACATTTTTGTGTTCAATCGCCTTGATGGCTTTTATCATTTGCTGTTTATCATCATCTTTATGCCAGGTATCATTGTTTTTAATATGAATCACCTCCCTTTTTAGATCGCTACAGTGAATTGGGCGTTTACTTATATCTAAATTGTTTAACCCCTTGACCAAGATGTTACTAATCCCTCCGCAATACCCAAGAGGTCCAAAATTTTCAAAGTCGGTTAGGGTTAGAATGAGTGATTCCAAGAAATCACTTAGATTTAATGCGTCTTTACAGGTCTCGTTCAAGAAAACATTCAAGTTGAATTTGTTATTCATAGTGTTATTGTTTGTAATATTATTTGTTGTTCCTGGACCCATTTCTAAAATCTTTTTTTGCTGTTCAATTATAAGCTCCTTCAACTCTTTGTTTTCTTTAAGTTGTTCCTGGAATAAATTAATTAATATTTCCATTTGAGGGCTTTCGTGAATTGTATTTTTTTCTTCATTGATATCTTCATTAACATCACAATAATCACAATCATTTACCTCATTATTATCACTTTTGTCATTCATGATAATTATACATTTCTGATGATGTTTCCATAATCCACTTTTGTTTTTATATTTCTTACCACATTTACATGTATATTCTTGAATTTGCCACTTTTTGCCACTTTTTGTTTCCAATTCGTTTCCATTTATTTCCATGACATGCTTTGTTGTAAGTAAATGTTTATCCCAATTATATTTTTTACAGCATGAATAATCACATACATCACAATAATATTTTTTTGCCACTTTTTTGCCACTAAATGCCACTAAATCGTTTCCTAAAGTTTCCATATTTTATAAAAAGAAAAAAGTTTAAACCCTTTTTTTAAAAAAACTAAAATTTATGCTCACAAAATTATGCTCTCACTCGTTTTTCCGGGAAAAATCCAGGAGAGCTTTATGCTGTAAAACACCCTAAAAAACCATGTTTTTCACCAGAATCTCTCTATATTTGAAAAATGGACATACCAAAAATGTCCATTTTTACTTTTTCTGTTTACTTTTGTTTGAAAATTAGAATTTTTATGAATATAGATCTTCGAAAAAACTAATAAAAATAGTATTTTTTTGTAAAAATATTATTCTAGGAAAATTATTGTAAAGCGTCTTTGAACAAGATAGTGGATGATCCACAACCTTCGTTGCGGTATAATAAAACATTATCTAAATGATATATCTTACAGCCAATATGTAATTGATTCTTTTCATCATAGGGAATTACCGTATTTTTATATACATTCATTCCAAACCCGTTCATACCAATAGCGCTACCTTCACGTATCCCATAGATATATGGTATATTTCCATTACCATGATAATAAGGGGAATTCAAGAAAATCTCGAATTCATTTTTATCATATATCCAAGAACCGCAATATAGATTCA